GCCCACCATCCTTACCAGTGATTTCAATCTTTTTCTCGTAATGCCCTTTCATGATCTTCTGAATCTGATCAATCAGCTTAATCGACATCACCACGTTGCCCTTTTTAGAGACCAGCAAGTCACTAAGAATTTGAAGCTGAACAATATCGTTGGCGCCAATGATGTTGTGCAGTGGCTGAGCTATATATTCCTTACGAGCTTCATTAAATAAATCCACAAACTCTTGAGCTAACAAGGCTCCTGCTACTTTTGTTGGATCGTAATATTCAACTTGCTGTGGGGTTACATCAATGCTGAATTTTTCCTTGATGTCCTTAACCACTTCTGTGGGTGTCATGAACTGTGCAAGTGACCGAACAATAAAGACTTTTTCAGCTTTTTTAAGCCTTGCCATAATTCACCATCCATCAAGATTCATCAAGAATAGTGGGCAAAAAAATTTAACCTATTACACACGTTCCACAACACGCTGAAATATTAGTTTCTGAAACAAACGGCGCATTCTTCGCAATTTCTAAAAGTCGTTTTACTGACTCGTCAGCACCCCATCGTTTTGTCTCACCAAAGAACACTTCTACATCATGACCCGCCAAGTAATGCTTGGGTAAGCCAGTGTGGTCGCTATAAATGATTTCACCATCTTCGTCTCGCTCTACACCGATGTGATAAAGCTCGTGCTCGATGAGTCGGCAGAACTCACGGTCTGTTGTGTTTTCACAGTAACTGGCATCAATCGTAATGAGATAAACAGGTACACAGCCAAACCAATCACGCATCTGTTGTTCTTGTCGCGCCTTCTTCCATCCACCCTGATTAAACATCACTTTTTCACATTGACCTAAGACCATGCGCTTTTTTGCCATACATGCAGATGATGCCCAAGCGAATGCTAAAAAGGTTTCATCATCGTGAAGTAACTCAGCAATATGATCATGGTCTGGGTTATGAAGTTCACCGCCAATGGTCAACCAATTTTTAATGACCCAGTCTTTTAGATCCACGGCGGGCGCAAGCAGAATAGCTTCTTGCTCTTCTGCCCGATCAATTAGATCTGTCGGTGGAAATGGTCTGATCTGTTCCATGTGATGCCTTTAATTGTCTTAGCCAAACCATTGCACGGCCCATATTTACATCGGAGACCTCAAAACGCATGTATCTGTAACCCATTTCTTCCGCATGATCATAACGATCAAGACTCCAAGCTTTAGTTGCAAGCCTTCCTTTTCTCCCGCCTGACCATGGGCCACTCGCTATCTCAATCAAATATTGATACCCAATAAGATGAAAGTCAAAACGCCAGTGCTTAGTGCTTTTGAAGTGGAAGTATTCCTCATACTTAATTTCAAAATGCTCGAGTATTCTTTTAAATTTCTCGAATGCCTCTAGGTACTTCTCACTAGCCTGCGGTAATGATTTATTTTTAACTTTTGATTTATGCGGTTTCTTCTGGGTTATCTGGAAATAGTCGTTAGCATCCATGTAAAACCGTACGTAAATTCTTAATCTGCTCTTTCAAGCGAATCATAATATTGTCCATAGCGACCAGTTCACTATGTCTTAAACCTGTACGACTTAAATTCTGATACTTACTTAGTTCATCACAACAGAACTGCAAATCTTTTTTAGCTTGTACACGATCTGTCATGGCTCAATCTTCTTTTTAATAGCAACATAAACGCCTTTATTAAATACAATTGGCTTGCCTTGAGTAATGTCTTGCTGAAACCACTTAAAACACAAAGCATATCCAATAATGAATGACACAAAAGCTACTACGATATAAGCCATACCCACCACCATATAGAAAAGAAAACCCCTCAACATCTAGAATGCGAGGGGTCTTTGTGTGCCGTAATACGTCCGGCAAATGACAAAGGAAATGTAGCGAAAGGTCTTATTTTTTCTCTTTCATGCAATCTCGACACACCTTGATTTCTTCATCATCAATTGTGTATTCGATTTCTGTTGCACCGTGAAAGCTAAATAAACACATTAAAAATTGGAGCATATTGTTTCTCCTTACAAAAAAAAGCCCACTCCAGTAGTAGTTGGGTGTGGGCTTAAACTAAGGACCTTGGAAGGTCAGAAACTACAGCTAGTTTCTAATAACAATTTTCTATACTAACCGACAAACCCACATTGGCAAAATATACCAAATAACAAAATAATGCTAAATAAATCAAATTATTAGTTATTCTTAACCTATTGTTTAGAATAAATAATAATCATGATCAATGACAGAGCTTTTGTTGTTAAATATCTGGTGGATTTCCACCATTTTAAAGGTTTCGAATTCGAGAGGTTTTAATTCTGTCGAATTCGACCTAATTAGATTCGATGATTCCAAACGCGAACCGCCTGATTAACCACATCACGCTCAACTTCAATATCTAAGTCTTGTTTTTGGTGGTAGAGATTAGAATCATATTCAGCATCAAAGTCAGAGTCTGGCGACTTAGCACCACATTCATGACAAAAAGCCTGTGCAGTCCAAGTATTTAAATGCTCATGCTCAAACTTGGTTGTATCAACACAAATTGAATCAGACCCACACCATGGGCAAGGTGATGCCTTTACGTCCGGCACTTGATTATATTGTTGCGTTGCATGCCAGCGATTACCCATGATTAACTCCGAAAATTGTAGTTTTAAGAAATTTTAAGCATTAAAAAAGCCCACCTTTCGATGAGCTTCTTACTGTGCAACTTACATACTTCGTGCACGATAACTGAAATATGCCATATCCTGTCCGGACATGCAAGTTATTCAAGTCGCAATCTTTTATCATGCCCATTCATGTAGAACTTACCTGCAAAAACCATATTATCTATTGATGTTTTTCCCAAGCAAAATTCATTCGCCATTTGACGCAACGACATCCCTCGCACACTCTTCTCAATGAATAACAACACAGCCATTTTTGCCGATGTACAAATCAATCTTGAATTACGCATTTCAAAGATCATTTTTCGCACCTCCTCAGCTTCAAAGTCATCAATCATGCAAATCAACTGATCCTTTCGAAGTACCACCCCTTTGTTATTCTCGCAAATCAACCAGTAAATCTGACTCACCCCCAAATCATCTGGCGCATTTCCTGACTTCATGCGACAGGTCTGAATGTATGCACCGTACTGTTTTAACCACTCTTCAACTGTAAATACTGACCAATCCATCACTTGTATTTTAGCTACTGCATTCATCCCCATTCCCCTTAAATCTTTCTAACGTAAATAACCAACTTCCCATCTTTCTCAACTGGTAGTCTTTCAACCACCAATTTATCCACCTGCTTATCGTCCAGAATCAGCCCGCATTTTGAGAGTGAATCAAAGATAGGCTTCACTATGTTGTCTATATCCCTTTTTTTCGCATCAGGTGGCGCGTACTCGATGTTTACTGATACTTTCCCATCGTACCTACACGGATTAACAAACCGCGCCATAACAGCCGTAAAATGCTTTGCTCGAAGGCTTAACCGATTTGTTTTATTTGCGCCCTTAATCCAGTAATTATTGACGGATGGCGGGGTGATTTGGATTTCACACATCAGCAAGTCATCTTCAAACAATCCATCACTTGCAAAGCCCTTGACCAAATTAGGAGGGATTGTCGGTGCTGGATCAGGATTGCGCTTTTTCCCCGGCTTAGCTTTTGGGCTAAGCGAGGATTTGTATTGGGCTGCGGTCATGCGATTAGTCATTAGCACCTCGCAGGGCTTGTTCTAAATCAGCAATTACATACTCAGTGGTAACTCGATACCCCTTGTCGTATAAATCCATTTCCTGAAAATCCTTTAGAGATTTCTTAAGCTCGCAAAGCACTTGCAATACCGCATCAATCCGCTTTTGCAGTTCATTAATCTTGTTGGATTGAGACAATATGTATCTGCGTTGGTTGATAGTTTCTGTATTTAAAGCAACACCAGTTTCATAATATTCATCAATTTTGGCCTGTTGGTGCATGAATGCTTTTTCCATGAAGTGCAATAAATCCGATTTGTATTGCCCGTTGCATCCTCGCTGAAAATCACCACCAAACCCTTGAGACCTTACAAATTCCTCAAATTCACTCATCGCTCAATCACTCCAGTCAAAGGGCTAATATGGTTGCGAATGTCGGTGCATGTATCTGTACGCTCATGGTCAGCAATTGCGGTGCGTAAAGCAGGTAGCTCATAGCAGTTTTTGCAAGCCCCATACCAGTGAAAAGTTGCACCATAGGCTGCATAAGCTGTGCAGTATGTAGTGGCCCAATCAGGCGCACCATGAACAATCGCCTGACACTTTTCCAACCCCAATTTTTCGATTAAGTTCATGCCACCGCCCCCATTCTTTTCTTATGATTCAATGCAGAACTCGCTTTGTTACAAGCAATACAACTGTTTGTGCTTGTATATCGTGATACACCTCCACATTTCGAACACGTAGCACCACTGAATCGCTTTTCACCATTCATCAATGCTTTATTTCGCGCAATCACATTTGGGTTTTCACGCCTTGCATTAGCCTCAGAAATTGAATTCGACATAACTTGTCGCATAGTCTGTTGAGCCTTAGATTTTTCAGACCCATTCCAACCCTTTGTAGACACACTAGATTGACCTTTTGGAATTTCTTTGACTGTGCCACCACAAGCCAAAAACTCAGCCATATCTATTTCAAGTTGCTCGCGCAAACTACGCTCAGCCACTTTCTTGGTGTAAGTAATATCTTTACCCATGTGAATTGACTTAATTCGCTGCTGAAGAATTTCGTTCATAACCACCCCAATGCAAAGTTATTATTTTCAGAATTACCCATCACCGCACACAAGAAAATCAAAGCAAGTAGGCAGATAAGTAGGATTGATTCGTTTTTCACACCCCACCCCCTACTTGCTCCACAATCGTCTTAATGGCCTTGAGTGTTAATTCATGGTCATCTCCTGGCACAACAAACAGACTTGCAATCATTTGGACTTTCTTGGCGTACTTGCGAGCATCATCACGATATCCACCACGCTCACGATCTAGCTTTTCATTAAAAGCAAGCAGCTCGGCATGTTCTTTTTGAAGTTGCTCAAGGTTCATTTCTAGGTAATCACTCACACCCCACCTCCTAAACGCTTAAACTCTTTTCCGGCTTCAAGCAGTGCTTTCGGAAAACTCAATCCTGTCGCTTGTAATTCACGAGTACGATTTTCAATCCATGCTTTTTCTTCAGGTGATTTCTCTGGCAGCATTGATTTAGGTTTAGCAACCAAAGTAATAGGTTTGCTTTCGATCACCTTAGGCTTAGCCCAAATCGCTTGCTTAACACCACTCAAAGCAAATTCTTGAACCACATCAGCATAGTTATCTTTGAATGCCTCATAAGCCAAATACATGGCACGATCCGTATTCTTAGCCCACTCAATTGCTGTGAACATTTCATAGCAGCGGTCATACGATTCTTTTTCAGCATTGGTGATTGCGTGATTGTTATCACCCGCCCATTTGATGATGTTTGCCAGTGCTGCATGCTTGCCCTTGAATGAATCCTGTAAGCGCTGTTGCTCAGTACCAAAACCAGTGATACCCAAACACCACTTGCGGAACATTGCTGGATCTGGACAAAAGCCGTTATCACGAACTTGGGATAAGCCAAAATTCACTTGATCATGAGTTAGGCCATCGATACAGATTTTCATTGCTGTGTTGATTTGTGCTGTAGCCACACCATCAAAAGTTTTTTCAAATGAACGTGGTGCAATCGCTTTAAACACACCAACAAGCTGTGCTGAGTTAATTGGACCAAGGTTTTGATTAGAAGCCGTAAGTTGCATTGCCTTGCTCCTCTTGTGCGATGAGTTCTTGAATTTCAGACATTCGAGTTGATGCTTGGGTTTGATTTCCAAAGTTTCCACTTGTTGAAATACGAGGTTCAAATAATCCTTGGTGATTGCCCTTGATTGCAGTTTTCAAGGAAATATCTGATTTCTCAATTCCCCATGTTTTGAACTCATCATGGATTGTCTTGAGAGCATTTTTAGTCAGTGCTGATTTTTTGTATTCAGAACGGTTGGTGACAAACTGTTCCCAAAGATTTGGCGTGCAGAGTTTTTGGATATTGGTTTTGGTCAAATCCATAACTTCGTCAAAAGATAATTTACGAGTTTTCTCTTTGCGTTCAGCTTCGGCTTTCGCTTTTTGCTCTGCTTCCAATTTTTGTTGATCAAGAAGATTCTGTTTTTTGATTTCTTGGTATTCAAAGAAATTTACTTGCAGAGGATTTTTAGCCCGAAGGGTGTTATTTAATAATTCTATAAAAGTAATTCTATAAAGTAATTCTATTGTGTCTTTACTAGGTAAAGTACTTATCGCTTTACTAGGTAAAGTGCTGCCCTTTACTAGGGAAATCGCTTTACTAGGTAAAGTGGTACTTTCCTTAGTGAAGTGCTCGACCAATGAGACCTCATTAATCTGGTACTCATTACCCTTTCGACTGTTTTCACTAACGACTGAAATCACGCCTAATTTAAGAAGCTCTTTAAGGCCATTGCTAACTGTTTTGGTGCTTAATTTTTTAGAGCCTTCGAGCTTTCCACCCTGTAGCTGTGAATAGCTAACGTGGTCAGTCACCTTGTCTTTAAAACCGTTAATGCGATCCTCAAGCTCTGCATACACATCTTTTGCAGCACTGCTTAAAAATGGTCGCACTTCATAGCGATATAGCCGACTGGACATGACGTAGCCTCTGTCAAACTTAATAGACATAGCTTGTCGCTCTAATTTTTTAGCAGTCGATGGATGCAACGATATTTCGTTGTCAATCTCTTGCTGTTGTGCTAAATTTGATTTCATTCATGGGTTCCATATTTGTGAATAACTAAAAGCCTGATTCGTAAGATCAGGCTTTTTCTTTGTCTGAATTAATGTGAATCCCTTCCGATCCCTCTGAATCCCACACTTCCGTACTCAAATCCCTTATTAACCCTGTCAATCCCAAGCGCTCGAAAGATTTTGCTTGTAAATTAAGGACATGCCACTCACCTACGATTTCTTTCTCAAGAAGGTAAGCGAGGTACTGGGCTAAATCTTTACCCTTAAGAATTGCGAGCGTTTTTGCTCGCTCATGGATTTCAGGAGATAAGCGAACATGTGTAGATTTTTTATCAAGACTCATAAATTTTCCTTTAAGCAGCCGATATTTTTGGTTTATTTAGACCAATTCTTAAAATCTGATCTTTTGATAATTGCCCGTTTGTCATATCTGATATTTTTTCAGCGTAATTTGTCTCACCTTTATATTCGGTGTAAGGGAGGGAGTTCCTTGCGATCCACTTGTAGACGGCTCGCTCTGTGATATTTACTGAATTTGCAACGGTTTTTACACCGCCAGCACATGAAATTGCGCTTTTGATAGTATCCATAATTCAAACCATACTGAACTTATGGTTCAACTTTAACAAGAACTGATAGTTCTTTCAATACTTATTATTATTGAACCATTGGTTCACTAGGTTTTTTAAATGAATGCCTCAACAGATAAGATCAAAGAAGAATTTGCAAGTCGCATTAACGAAGCCATGGAATTAAATGGCTACCCTATACGTGGGCGCGCTCGCATACTTAGTAAAGAATTTGATATATCAGATAAGGGTGCTGGAAAATGGCTGAAGGGAGAAGCTATGCCAGAAACCTCAAAATTACCCTTGTTGGCATCTTTTTTAGGGGTTTCTACAGAGTGGCTACTGAATGGATCTGAATCAGCAGCAAAAGAAAATAGTTCTATTCGGATTTCATCCGTCAAGTTTAGAGATGGAGAGAAAAAGGAATCTAATGTCAGGATTCCCATCTATAAAGATATTCGTGCGTCATGCGGAGATGGGATTGAAAACTTCCTTGAGGATGTGAGTGAGTACTTGGATATAGACCCCTACATCCTTAAAATTATGGGGATTCAAACAAAATCTGAAAATTTAAGAATTATTTATTCAGATGAATACAGTATGTGGCCTACAGTTGCGCCAGATAGCCCGTTATTCATTGATGTTTCAGACAAAGATCCTGATGCTATAAAAAACGGAAATGTGTACGTTTTCACACACAATCATGAATTAAGAATGAAGCGTATTTTTGTTAGTTATGCAGGAAATAAGACTGTAAGACTATCAAGTGACAACCCTGACAAAGTTAGATATCCAGATGAATTCATTACTAATGATCAACTCAATGAAATTAATTTTATTGGGCGCTTGGAGTTAGCTTTGGTAAAGCCGTAAATACGATAAAAACTCTTAAAAAGGAAAGCATAATGATTGCAACACTTAATAAATCCAAAACTGCACTAACGATTAATCGTCAAGAATTTAAATTGGCATTAGGTAAAATTGGCGCAGGAATTGATAAACAAATAGCATCGCTTAAAAAAGCCAAGCAAAGCTATGACGCTGCGGAAATGGCACGCGAGGTCATTAGTGAAGCAAATATCTTTGAAGCTATTATTGAGGGCTTTAATGAAGCAGAAGGCACTAATCTAAAGCTGGCTGACATAACCAACCTTGAAGTGGCACAAGGATGGATAGATGAATTTGTAGAAAAGTATTCAAATATATAAAATAACCCTGATCAATTTTACCGGCTGGATTAAATAACTGCGAACCAAGCTTGGATTGGGTTTACAAGCTGTTTAAAAAGTAAATCGATTGTAAGTAATTAATAATTTTTTATCGAACTGAGGGTGTATGGATTTTAGTGATTACATTGTGTATGTCGATGAGAGTGGCGATCATACTCTTAATGGATATAACTCCAAATATCCCGTTTTCGTTTTAGCTTTTTGTATTTTTCATAAAAGATATTACACAGAAACTGTAATTAAAAAATTAGAACAACTTAAGTTCAAGCATTTCGGACATGACATTATTGTTATGCATGAACGAGACATCCTTAAAGGGACAGGAGACTTTAAAAATTACTCATCAAAAGAGCAAAAAGAAGCCCTATTAAATGACCTTACTGAATTAATGCAAGAAACACATTTTATTCTCATTTCATGCGTTGTTCGAAAAGACTCTTTGATCAAGCGATATGCAACCCCTAAAAATCCATATTTTATTGCTCTAGAGTTTGGTCTGGAGAGAATTTATAAGTTCTTGGTAGAAAAAGGCCAGCAAGATAAGAAAACTTTCATTGTGTTTGAACAACGCGGATTGCAAGAAGATAAAGACTTAGAGCTTGAATTCAGAAGAGTTTGTGATGGTAATAATTATGGAAGAATTTGCCTCCCCTTTGAAATCAAAATGGCTTCCAAGAAAGTAAATTCTTCAGGTCTTCAAATAGCAGATTTAGTGGCCAGACCAATTGGAAATCACGTTTTAAAGCCTGATCAACCCAATAGGGCTTTTGATGTATTGAAGGCTAAATTCTATAGTTCTAATGGTCGAAATGGTGCCGGAACCGGCTATCACGGTTATGGGCTTAAGGTATTTCCAAATGCAAAATAAACAAAAGGCCCTAACATAACGCTAGAGCCTTTTGCCGACTGGGAATCCCCGGTCCATGTGTAACAGTATAAAACATAAATAAATAATACGCAATAACGATTCACTATACTGCGAACCCGACGCAGTCCTTTAAAATAGATCGGGTGGAGAAGTAAATGAAACAAGAAACAAAAGAGGCTTTGGCTATTGAACTAACTAAAGCTGTGATTAATGAGCGGTCTAAAAATGAGAGTGCTTTTGATATCACCGATGCGGAATTGTGGGTTCATGTATATTTGGAATCTTTAAAGCAAATTGAAAAGGGTTATGATGAGCAATCAACCAATCAAACCCTTGATACATATGAAGCTCTTTAATCCGAAATATCAGCTTTGTATCCATGTTTAGCGAAAAACTTAGCCATGTGCTTCTCGAATTGAGGCACCTTGCTTTCACAGATATGTAGTGTAATTTTTTTAACTCTACGTACATTAATAAAATCACCTAAAGCATCAATACTTGCCATCCTTTGATTTAGATCTTTGTTCTCAAAATCACTATCTGTTGGTTTTAATAGGTCAAACCGAGATTCTTTTTTGGATTTCTCACCCATAACAAACTCCATCCAACCCATCCCTGTGATGGGTTTTCTTTTGTCTATTAAAACATGAAATTGAACTAATACTTCAAATTAAAAAATAAAAAGAACTATTGGTTCTTGACTTAATTGAACCAATAGTTCATATTTATCTCACAAACAAAGAAAAGCCCCAGCGTTGCGCGAACAACCTGAAGCATGACCCACACCTTACTTGTGAGTGAGATAATTATGAATCAAACCTATTCCCATAGTCAAACCCCAGAGTTTGACACTAACAAAAGTCAAACGACTTCTGTTCTGTTTCAACATCCTAAACCTGAAGAAATGCGTGTTTCTTTTTGGGTTAAAACCAAAGCCGTTCTGAAAGAAGTGGCTGCAATCTCTCTAATCGGTATCACTGTTGCATCGACGGTATTAACTGTTCGCAGTTGTTCAAATGACGTAGATCATCAGCATGCTCAAGCGCTTAAACATCAATTGCAGTTTTCTGCATCGAATGAAGGAGCGCGCTAATGACGACTCAAATGATTAAACAAACCCTCGCTCCTGCTCAAGTCTTTGAAGC